CACTCATTAGTCCTCGTCTTTAAATGGCCATTTCAAACCGGTTGTGTTTTCGAAATCTCTTACATCTTGTCTTAGAATGATTCTAACCTTCTCCGTGTGTGGGTGATCTGTACCAAACTCTTTATATGCGTCCAAAAAGTTCTTCTCAGAATTCAACACCTTTGAATAGGCTTTGACATCTTTATGCTTCCCACGAACAACGAATTTTGGACCATGCCCTTCTTCTTCTTTTAAGTTGAGATTTGCAACCATCTTAACATCATCCCCATACATATATCTCAATAATGTCTTTGTCCAAGTTCCTAACAGGTTTGTCCAAGTCTCGTTTAATGTAGTTTTTGCTTTCTCTAAATCAACTATAAGCATAAAAACGCCCTCCTTCAAAATAAATAGTTGAAACAAAAAAATGCCCCTTAAGAGCATCTCATCATCTTCTTTTGTTAGCCTTTTCGGCTGCTTTTCTTTCATCCTCATATTGTTTTACCATTCTTCCGGCAAACCAATTTCGAAGTCCTATTGGCAGATTATAGGCCTCAATGAATGACCACCCTCCGAAATGCTTCAATAGGAACAATTGTTCATATAAAACTTCGGAATACTTATCGGTCAGGCCAAAAAAAGTCCGTATTAAACGGCACCTCCAATTCCTGCTCATGGCTACAGGAAACACAACTGAAATCGTGTGTAACTTTAATATTTGGGCATGCTAATTTATAGCATGCTCGAAGATGTCGGGAATCTAATGTCGGCATATTGTCAACATATTGCGATATAACGTTACCTTGCGAATGTCCCTCTATTGAAGATATCATAAGTTTGAACTGGTCTGTTAAACTAGTTTCATCCATTTTTTTCTTCTTTTTGTGGGTTATGGATTTCGCTAACATCAATTCGTCTGATCCGTTTAATAGTCTGAATTCGATTCTAAATTTAGAAAATGGCATAATTACTTCAAAGTTTCCATTGTCTTTTTTACTAAGACTTAATTTTTCGTTTATCATCGAAGCCTTGATAGATTTATCGTTTAGGTCAAAATCAACCTTCGATTTTGCCAAACATGAGGGACAATTTATCTGTGTTTGATAATTTGCACCATAACCGGATATTCTAGTTGCTATTATAATTGCATTTCTATCTCCGGTCAAAAGATCACCAGATTTTATCTTTTTGTTAACAATGATTGAATCTATTAGTCTTTCAATTGCAATGCCCTTTTTCAATAAAGTCTCAGAAGCTAGAATGTCCTCTTCTTTAGCCGTCATATAGCGAATCTCAACAACTTCCTGTTCATATAAGGGATGATCTTCCGGGTACGCTCCTTTTGACGGTAACTCTACGAATTCTGTAGGTGCCACAAAGTTTAGTGGATTAAACGAATTCTCCACTGGTGTTTCCGCATGATCTGGTTTATGGCTCCCAGCTCTGCTCTGATTGTTTCTACTCATTTTACCTCTTTATGTTAATTCTTATTTGGCTTCTTTTTCTATTGTTGCGCTATCATAAGAAATAGTTAGAGAAATTTCTACTAATTCATCTGATGAATAGTCTAAATCTCCAAATTTTATTGACTTTATCCATGGATTTATTAATGTCCACTTTTCAATCTGGGTTCCTTCAGAATCTATCTGTTGTATAGCAAAATTATACCCTTCTTGTTTTTTTTGAATTCCATCTACATTTGATCCATCAAAATAGTAACCATTCTCGATAATTTTTTTCATAAAACTTATAGATTTGTAGCCGTTTGTATCATCCTTGATGTCAACTATCGTCATTTCTATATCATTCCAAGTCAAGATTCCAGGGTATTTGAACTTGTGATTAATAAGTTGATACTCTTGCATAGAAATTTCAAAACTAGGTTTTGAAACGGTCTTTATCCACCAAGAAGGTTTTGAATTTTCTAATACTTTGAAACGATACTTGCGGAGTGGCTCTACGCCGCCTTCAGCCCCAGACCAGAAGCTCATTCCGCCGTTCTATCTTCTGGTTTCTCTGCATCAATTCCAAAGTAAGTCTTCTTACCAGGAACGGTGGAGCCATCACCAGACTCTAGAATTGCCCAGTCATATCTTATGCTAAGTTCAATTGCCTTAAGTTCATCATTATCATAGGCCAAGTCCCCGAATTTTGCTGATTTTATAAATGGATTTTGCAGTTTCCATCTTTCCACTTCCGCTCCATCAGCGTCCAAGACAATAATTGAAAATCCAAACAAAGGAGAGCTGCTGGTTCCTGCGGCCTTCTTTTTGGATATGGTTTTGAGGCCAGCTTCTCCCTTCATCATGTAGCCTGATTTTTGCAAAATTCCTGCGGTTCGTCCGGTTGCATCTAAACTGATAGGGTCGACCAAGGTCAATGTTATTTCATTCCACGAAACTCTGCCTGGGAAGTAAAATTTATTGTCTAGAAAATTGTGCTCAGTCTCTGACACATCAAAGCTTGGCAGATTAACTGATTTCGCCCACCATAAAGTAGCACTATCGTTGTCTTGCGACGTAATCTCTACTTTAAATCTAAAATTTCTTTTAGGTTCTACTTCTCCATTGGTCCAAAATGCCATAATTTATTTCTCCTTTTTTCTCTAATAAATAGTCTAAAACTCAACTCCGGCAGATGTAATAGTAAAATCTACAACAATATATTCAATTGCTCTCGCTGGTTTAATCATAACTTTAGCGTACATAATGTTTTGATCTTGATAACTAGGGGGAGTTGTTGTTTCATCTAGTATCATCCTGTAATCTGTAAGTCCAAAGCGAGCCTTTGCATCTTCCAGAATTGGTATACATTGGTTTTTAAATCTTTCCCAAGTCACAGTTATGTTTTGTTCAAAAAGAACCTCTGTTGCTTCGTGCCCTATTCTTCTCTTAAGGTAGATCAATAGTCGCCTAACATTGATTCGATCTAGAGCCGACGCAGTCTCTCCTCTTCGGAGTGTTTTTTGACCAAAGACCACCAAACCTTCACCGGGGAAATTCGATATTGGATTGATGTGTTCAAGATATAATTTGTCTCTGCTGGCCTTGGCAACATTTTTAATGGAACTGGCGATATTCACAGGGCTACTTATACCCAACAATCCTATACCTCCTCTATTGAATCCCGCAGGGGCAAACCAAGGCGCATCAGAAATTCTGTCTGATTGTGCTATCACGCCAAATGCTGCGATTGTGGCAGGCACAGTTATTCCACCATGCATAGCCGCTAGTTTGACTTGTGGATAATAACATGCTGCGTAAGAGCTATTGTATTTATCTTTAATATCCAATATAGCGGTAGATACAGCGCCTTTCGTCTCCGTACCGCTTCCTTCATGAGAGGGAACCCAGCCGTCATCAACATCTATCAAAACCAAAGCATCGGAACGATCCAATGAGTCGATTTTTTGTATCAAATCATTTCTCAAATTATCTTCAACCATACCAGGAATAGAAATTATGTCGAACTCATTATCTTCATCAACTGCAACTTTAATTGCCTTTTCTACTGTGTTGTATGCATAATGCCCCACTGCTGTTTGATCAACCAAAACTTTCGCACTTGAAAACGGATCTATCCATGTTATATCATAACCATCAGACCCGCCCATGAATCCAGTTTGAAATCTCATTACACCTTTTGTGCTTATAAGGGCTTCTGTGCCGCTTAGCGCAGTATAGGCTCTGTTTTGTATAAGAGCTTGTGCGTGAGACCCAGCTTCGTAATACCACTGGTCACTTCCTGAAACATAGAACATATCGTCTAATGAAAACACATAAGATAATTCTGTTTTATCAGCAGTAAGAGTATCTCGAGACAACCCATACATCAGTTGGATAGCTGAATCTCCGTAGTCTTTAGATTTGAAGACGCTGTACAAGGGCTCCCCATAGGTGTTAGTGTGAAGACCATTTGCAGGACAGTGTCTCATTCCAAAATAATCATCAGCTCTATAATAACCGCCATTCTTTGACCCACTAGTGGTCAAAAGAGGGTGTGGGAATTCTATATTAATTTTAGTTCCCGTCGACGCTATATCAACTAGTTGGAAACCTTGAGAAGCAGAGTGAGCAGCTGGAACATTTCCAAATGCCGATGAAATAACTCCCTTGCCCACATTTGTGGATCCGGATGTCATAGTAAAGGATTTGTGCTTATATGGTCCATAAAATCCAAAAGGCAGCGCCTTCTTATTGGTTATTGGATTTGCGGTCATCTCCACTCGAACATAATTAGACTTATTATCATAGTCTCCATTTTCCATCAATTTATTTTCTTCAGTATCCCATGATAGATATTTGTTGCCTATTTTTTTAGCTATATAATCACTAGAATCCGGGTTTAAATTACACGATCTAAATGGTTCTAAGATGGCCCCAATGCGGCTGCAAATCAAAACATCAAATGTTGACCAATAAGTCGATGTTCCCAATTCCAGATTCTCAATTCTTATCATATGATGCTTTTCGAAATGAGCCCCTTCATGCCTAGAGTGAAACCGAAAGAGTTTTTCCATATCAGCAGGATCATAAAGTGTGGTGTTTTGCTTTGGAGCGGGATCTTGCGCTATAAACCATCCAGTATAGGATGCCTTGGCTTCCTTCTCTAAATTACTGTAATACTGGTCGTCTTCATTGACCAAAGGCAACAGCGCCGCAAATTGCTTTTCTGGTGCATTGGTAGAGCCGGTTAGTAATGTGCGATTCAAATAAGTTTCAAAGGATTCACCTAAGAAATATTTCTTCGTCCCATTTTGATTGCTAGACCTAAACAGTTCCGGGCTTGTATTTAAAACATCTCGAATAAAAAATTCTGAATCCGGATCGAAGTTAAATGTTTTCTTCTCTAAAACAGTATAATCATCGCCGCTAGAGAGAACTTCCATGGTAAATGTGCCGGCTGGATCACCGGAAACATACCATTGCCCAGCTGACGCAGAAGTTGGTAGCGCTGTGGAGATATCAGTAACAACACTCCCCGACAAGACCAACCCAGCCCCTTGAGCATATAAAACTGCGGCTAATTGCCCGGATAATGTGGAACCAGCACCCGCACTGTGAGCCATAAAGAGTCCATAGGCCACCTCATTGGACTCGGGTGTGACACTCTTTGATTTTAAAGACCAACCAGCCGGAACTGTACTTCCTAGAGTATTGTTTTCACCAGCCAGTCGAACAAATGTAACGGGAGAAACCTCTGATGCCAGCCAAGCTCGCGCAGCCCAAAGGCCATAAGTTGGCATATTTTTGCCGGGATCTCTCCATATATCGTTAATAGTGGTGCTAACTCCGTGATTGGGTATTCCAAACATAGATGTCAATTCTGCGTAGCTGCCAACTCTCACTGGCTTCATTGCAGGCCCTCTACGAGCATTACCTATTATCAAAACACCATTCTCATCTAAAGGGATATCTACCTGACTAAGATCGGTTTCCCTCATTTCAATTCCAGGTGATTTGTATGTTATTTTTTTAACTGACATTAAAAATCTCTCCTTAATAATATATTATTCAACAATAATTAGTATCTTGTTGTCTCAAAAGTCATGTTTCCTTAAAGTCTCCTTTAAGTCCATATTTGACATTTTGCAGTTTTTCTTCTAATATTGTTCGCTCTCGAGAAATACTCACTTTTACAACATTCTCCCTGATAACGATTTGAGGCTTTTCGCGGTTAGTTCCCTCGCCTATTAGATAGCCCAACACTTTTATTTGCACTTTATTTTCAAACATCCTTTCCTCTTCTAAAAAGTTTGAAACGTTTTTGTTGCTAGTGAAATCTTGTTGGATGAAAGATTCATACCTATGTCCGTCTTTTTTAAAAATAAAGTGATTGATTTGTCCCGTTCTTGTAATAAAAGGAATCAACAGATCATTCATTTGTTGTTGATATTCGGTTCTTAGGGTTATTGTGTACATAACAGTTATATAAGTTGGTATCGGTGCCATCATACTTTGAAATATAACTCTTTTGTTCTTAGACGGGCCGGTTTCATTACCGGTCTTTGAACTTCGAGCCACATCTGAATTAGCGAAATTTCTAGTTTTCTCTTGTTGTATTCTTTTGCTATAAACAACAGATCCTCCTCTGTAGTCACCGTTCTCTTCAAGATGAGCTTGAAATGAACCTTTAAACTGGGGATCTTTTGTTATGGATTCTCGATTAACTGTTATAATCGGCAATTTAAGCTTTCCTACAGAATCTCTTAATTCTTTATTATTTTTTATTTGATAAGATCGCTCAGTCCCCAGCCAAAGAACAGGGGCTTTTTCAAATCCCCCATTAGTAGTTGTGTGTAAATTGAGAGTCTGATCTACCCACTCATATAGTCCCGTATCTATGGTCTCTATACTTGAAGGCTCTAATGTTATTATTTTATCCGGCATTGAAAAGTCCATCCCGTGCTCTTATGCACTCTGCTTGTATCTCAAATCGATGTTCTGGTTGACCAAAAAGCAACTTTGGCTCATTAAGTTTGACAATTTCATAATATATGTCTCCATATCTCGCAAAATCGCCCTCTCTAACGTATAAATCTTGATCTTCCGTTAATCTCCGCTTATGGAACTTGATGGTGACCTTTGTTTCTTTGTCAATAGCGATATTCTCCATAAATGTGGTCTCGATACCTTGAAATTCGACCAATGCATACACTCTAACCGGAGGAAGGAAGGTTTTTTCTATCGCTTCTCCATATAATGGGTGATAATTCGTATGTTCGATGTCCAATGGGAAATAGAGTACCTGTTGACCAACAACACGCTCAATGACTTCATCGTTTACCTGCTTTACAAGGTCCCTCTCCTTCTTTCCGAAGAACATCGGCGGAGGAGGTTGGTCTGGTTTTTTCCATTTATCATCTTTTGACATTCAATTACCCCACAAATATCTTCAGAGGAGCTTTTTCCTCGATTTTTTGAACGTTGTCTGTCATACTAGCATCTTTTTCGGCAAGCTTGGCATATGTCATTTCATCGAGGTTGGTTTTAAGCTCCTCTCTTAAAGCTGTCATTTCTGACGCTGCTTGATTCAAAAGTTCCGTGGCATTTAAATTAACACTCTCACCAGGAATTGGCACAGTGTTACCAAACTTCCCTCGAACTTGGCCAAGAGTCTCCTTCGAAAGAGCCAAGGAAAACCTTCTTATCCATTGTTTTCCGATCGAGTTGAT